GTCATTTTTCAAAATTTTTTTAAGCAAAAAAATAGCAGGTTTTAAACCTGCTATTTGATTTTTAAGCTTTTATTAGTGAGTTTTAAAAATTATTTGTCTAGTTGTGCTTTCCCAACATAAAGCACACGTCCCACAATTTGGAGTTTTATTCTCTTGTACAGGACATAAAATAGATTCACCTTTTTTTGGTTTTACTATATCAAAAGAATTTGCAGAAAATAGATTTTTCAAATCATTAGAAAATCTAATTGCAAATCGTTCTTTATGAATGCTAGTTAAAAATGAAATTGTAGTAGCAATGGATCGTGAATCTTTATATTTTGAATTAATGTTATTTGCTGTATATCCATAAATAGCAATATTAGGAAAATCTTTTAAAATCATATCCCAAAACATAACATAAGAAACACTAAAAAAATCGCCAAGGATATGTAATCTTATTAATGCTTTTTTACCATTAAGATTCTTTATATCATCGTATATTTTATTTTTAAGTAATTGCTCATCCTTAGCACTCATACGATGTGCAAAAGGCATGTTATTACCATAGCATGTTTCCCAATGGAAACAGTCCTTGGGGCAAGTTTCCCTTTCAACTAATGTTAAAGTTAAAAATTTATAATCTTTAAACTTTCCCTTTAAAACTTTTTTTCCTAGTTTTTTATTAGTACTAGGCTTTAAAACTTTAAACTTATAATTGTTTAAATCGTGAATATTCTTTTTATAAATTGTTGTTGTTAACATTTTTTTACTCTCTATTAATTAAATATAAGATCATATTATATTATATAAGATCATATAACAAGTAATAAATTAATTATTTTATATTATTTTATTTGATAGCTATTATAATAAAATGTGATAGATCCTGGTTGATAATGATAATCATTCGCAACTTGGGGTAACTTATAGAATTTCGAAAATAAGTTTCTAGAACCAAGGCCCCCCGCCCCCGTATATGACCGTAGTATGCTTGCAGACTACGTCTGTAATAGTTAGGTTGATAAATTCATTCAAATGTATTATCGTTTGGACATGTTAAAGAACCTAGAAGCGTTGCCCGATGAGGTACTTAAAGAAGCCCTGTTACTGGAGGAACAACTCCAGAGGCTAGATACTCGTGAAAAGGCCCGTGAGAAGTTTATGGCGTATGCCAAACATGTATATGACGGGTTTATAGAAGGAAGGCATCACAGTATCATAGCTGAGAAATTAGAGCTTATTGCCCAGGGCAAACTAAAAAGACTGATTGTTAATATGCCTCCTCGACATTCCAAGTCTGAGTTTGCATCTTATCTCATGCCTTCTTGGTTCTTGGGGCGTAACCCAAAATTAAAGATAATACAGGCTACCATGAATACGGAACTTGCTGTAAGATTTGGTAGAAAAGTCCGAGATCTCATTGCCGATCCCATATATGCTGAGATCTTCCCCAACACGGACTTGAAACAGGATAGCCAAGCAGCTGGTCGTTGGGAGACAAGTGCTGGCGGGGAATATTTTGCTGCGGGGGTGGGTGCTGCAATGACTGGTCGTGGTGCGGATTTGTTAATCATTGATGATCCTCACTCGGAACAAGATGCTTTATCGGCTAATGCTTATGACACAGCTTATGAGTGGTACACATCTGGACCAAGACAGAGACTACAACCAGGGGGTACCATCATTATTGTGCAAACCAGATGGTCTAAGAAAGACCTGACGGGGAGATTATTACAGGCACAGGCAAAGGACATGATGGCTGATCAATGGGAAGTAATAGAATTCCCAGCCATACTTCCTTCGGGGGAACCACTGTGGCATGAGTTTTGGAAAAAGGAAGAGTTATTAAAAGTTAAAGCGTCACTATCTCCTGGTAAATGGAACGCTCAGTGGCAACAAGATCCTACTTCTGACGATGTTGCTATGGTTAAGCGTGAGTGGTGGCAGCTGTGGGAGCGAGAAGATACACCAAGACTTGATTATATAATTCAAAGTTACGATACAGCTTACAGCAAAAAAGAGACTGCTGACTATTCTGCCATTACGACTTGGGGTGTGTTTGAACCAAAAGAAAATGGCGAACAACACTTAATTTTGTTAGATGCAATGAAGGGTCGTTGGAATTTTCCAGAGCTAAAAGAAATTGCTGTAGAGCAAAACGAATACTGGGAGCCAGATATGATGTTAATTGAAGCGAAAGCTTCTGGTGCATCTTTGGCTGATGAATTGCGTTTAATTAATTTACCTGTTACTACATTTAGCCCCGGTAGGCGTAAAGGTGGGGGTGGCATGGACAAGACAACTAGGATGCACATGGTATCTCCTATTTTCGAATCTGGAAAAGTGTGGTATCCTAATGAAAAGTTTGCTGATGAAGTTATTGAAGAGATTGCTTCTTTTCCAAATGGCGACCATGATGACTATTGTGATAGTATGACCATGGCACTAATGAGGTTTAGACAAGGCGGATTTATTAGTTTACAAGGGGAAGAGATTCCAGAGGATTGGTATCCAAGAAGAGCAAGGGAATACTATTAATGTCTAAAAAGACAGTTAAAAAAGGTAAAGGAAAGAGTGTTACCAATCGATTTTCAGATCGAATGCGTCCTACAAAAAGTAAAAAAACAAGGATTACATAATGGCAATAGAACCTAGAAAAATAGCAGGAATGGTAGAATCATCTATGGGAGCAGGGGGTCAGATGATGCCTGAAGAAGATAGTCTCCAGATCGAACTCCCTAGTACCGAGGCCCAACTCCCTGATGGTATAGAACTTATGGGTGAGGAGGTAACTGAGGTTATTGCAGAACCATACGATCACAATGCTAATTTAGCCGAGATACTTGATGAAGATGTACTTGGATCTCTGTCCTCGGACCTTAGAGCTAAATTTCGTGAAGATGTTGAATCAAGAGAAGATTGGGAAGAAGCGATATCAAAAGGATTAGGGTTACTTGGGATTAATTATGAAGATCGAAGTGAACCCTTCTTAGGAGCTAGTGGTGTAACTCACCCGTTACTGAGTGAGGCTGTGACCCAGTTTCAAGCACAGGCATACAAGGAGATGTTACCTAGTGGTGGTCCTGTAAAAACTCAGGTTCTCGGAACTCCGACCAAGGCTACTGAAGATCAAGCCCAACGTGTAGAAGACTTCATGAACTATCAGATTACTGAAGTTATGGAAGAATACGATCCAGACACAGATCAAATGTTATTTTATTTGCCGTTGACAGGGTCTACATTTAAAAAGATTTATTTTGATGAAACCAAGCAGAGGGCTGTTTCCAAGTTCGTACCAGCAGAAGATATGGTTGTTCCGTATTCAGCTAGTGATTTAAGAACAGCGGAGAGGGTTACACATGTAGTGAGAATGTCGTATAATGATATTCGTAAACTACAAGTAGCAGGGGTATATAGAGATGTCGAATTATCTGAAGAAAGTGATGGTGCAGACGAAGGAGCTATCCAAGAACGTGCTGATGAGTTGTTGGGACTACGTCCGAATTACTCTGACGATGTGTATACCTTACTGGAATGCCATGTTGACTTGGACTTGGAAGGTTTTGAAGACACGGATATGGAGGGGAATCCTTCGGGTATTATGTTGCCTTATATTGTTACCCTTGATCAAAATTCTGGAAAAGTGTTATCAATTTCTAGAAACTTTAGAGAGCAAGACCCATTAAGAAGAAAGAGACAATATTTTGTACACTTTAAATTTTTACCAGGGTTTGGATTTTATGGTTTCGGGTTACTACACACAATCGGAGGTCTTTCTCGTGCTGCAACTTCTATTCTCAGGCAGTTAATTGATTCGGGTACGCTCTCTAATTTACCAGCTGGGTTTAAGGCTCGTGGTGTTCGTATTCGTAATGATGATGAGCCTCTTAATCCTGGGGAATTTCGTGACATCGATGTCCCAGGGGGAGACCTTAAAAATTCCATCATCCCACTGCCATATAAAGAACCCTCAGCTACATTAGCACAACTTTTAGGGGTAGTTGTTGACTCTGGAAGGCGTTTTGCACAGGTTGCAGACGCAAAAATAGCCGATGTTAACTCTCAAGCACCTGTTGGAACGACTGTTGCGTTGATTGAACAAGGCTCAAAGATCATTTCGAGCATACATAAGCGACTACATTACGGACAAAAGCAAGAATTTCGCATGTTAGCCGAGATTTTTAGTGAAAATCCAGTTCCATACCCTTATTTTGTTGGAAATGTGCCACCAGAGACAATGCAAGCCGACTTTGATGGGCGTGTTGACATACTTCCAGTGTCAGATCCGAACATTTTCTCAATGGCACAGCGATTATCACTTGCACAAACACAATTACAACT